ATACCAGCATGGAACTGAGCGCCGAGGCCACCAAGACCCTGATCAACAACATCAAGCAGTACCAGAGCCTCAACCCGGCGAACGACGAGGAGTTCAAGGTCATGATGCGCCACCTGCGTGCGCTGTCCATGATGCTCGATGACCTGCTCCTGAGCGAGGGCGAGCGGGAGCCACTGACGGCCATGGAGAAGCAGGAGCGCAAGGTGAACACTTGCTACGAAACCTTGATCTTGCCGAGCGAGGGGCGCAAGCCGAAGTTCTCCGGCAAGAAGGGCTGAGCACCCTTACTCGCCCGAATGTTGCCCAGCTTGGTGTCGGAGGCCTTGCGTGCCTTCATGGCATCAGGGTTCTCCGCCACCTTGCGCTGCTGGTGGGCGTACCAGACGCCACCCATCATGTCGGCCGTGGAGATCTTGCGCCCGATCATGCTGGACACCTCACCTCGGGCGATCTGGTGAGCGTTCTGGAAGCTCTCATACCGCCCTACCGACGACAGACCCCGTTCGGCCTTGTAGGGGATGTCCGTACGGTTCATCCCGGCGTCGTGGTAGTGCGTGTCGATCGGCGCCCGCTCGTACTTGGGGTCGTGGATCAGGCGACCGAAGTCCCCGATCTTGACGTTGCCGAGCGAGCCGAGTGGGTCAGCGTCGTGGACACCGTGGGCGACCTGCATCGCCTTGTAGATGAAGGTGCTGCCCTGGCTGGACAGCGGCGTCCCAGTGAGCTTGGCCTTGCCCCTGTGATACTTGTTCTCGGCTGAGGCTCTGTCATAGTCAGCTTGGTGGACGTTGGCCGCAGAGAAGTCCTCGTTCTTCACGGCGTTGCGCAGCTTGACCTCGGAACTCTTGGCACGACCAGCAGCCTCAGACGCCTTGCCCATGCTCCTGTAGGCCCGATCGTCCATGCCGTGCACCAGTTGCAGAGCGTGCATCCGGTTCAGTTCGGCCTCGTTCGATGGTGACAGGTGAGCGAGGATCGCCGCCCCGTGTGCCATTGACTTACCAACCACCCCACCGATGTGTTGGGCGTCCTCGTTCCAGTTCGGGTAGAACTGCTTGCCCAGCCTCTTCGACTCCGCAGGAGCACGCTGGTAGGCCGAGACGTAGTTGCTGGCCACCAGGCCGGTCTGCGCCGGGGTCCACAACGTCTTCTTGTTGTGGCCCGAAGGCATCGGCTTGAAGCCCTCAGGAGCGGCTGGTGTCTCAATACCGCTGTCACGCTGCGTTGTTCTAGCCACAAGAATCGGTATCCTTGCTTCCATGGCAGAGAGCGAGAGTGACCGGTTCGATCGCAAGATGAAGGCGATGTACGGCTCCAAGCACTACTGCGTGGTCTGCGGCAAGATGAGCACGGTCATCGACCGTGCGGGGCGGCAACTCTGCGACGATCATCGGTCCACCCAGGAGGACATCGCTCCGAGCACGTTGCCGGAGACGACTCCCTCGTAGGACTTCGGGTCGGCCCGAAGCGTCTTCTGATAGTCGGCTACGCCCGCTTCCTCTGTGATACGACGGGTTGAGAACGGGTTGTCGTGCTGGGTGTACTCGCCAGGCTTGCCGACCTCCCCGAAGGCCATCTCGTTGCGCCCCAGGGTGAGCATCCCCGCCTCACGCTTGGCCTCGGGTGACCGGGGCAGGGCGTTGCTGACGTCCAGGTCCACCTGCGGCGCCGGGGTGCGCTTCTCGTCGTGCCAGGCGCCCAGGGCCATGTTGGGCTGTGACAACGCCCCCCGGTTGGTGCGCATGAAGCTGGCGATCGAGCGGCCTGGCATGGGCGAGTCGTGGGACGCACCGGACGCACCGGGGACGCCGCCGATCATGTAGCTGTCGGTGACGTGCTCGACCTCACCGGCCGCATTGGGGGTTGGCCGGACCGAGAAGCCCCCCTCAGGAGCGTTGGCCTGGTCAGCCAGCGCCTGGAACTGCCCCTTGCTGAACGTGGTCATCCCTGTTGGCTCCTCGGCTTGCGCCATCCTCGGGAGATGGCGTTGGCACGGCTCTTGTCCAGCACCTCGGGCTTGCGCAGGTACTTCGGCTGCAGGGCCGGGGGCAGTTCGCCCTTCTTGAGGTAGTTCTCGTGGACCCGCTTGAGCACGTTGGGGTCCGTGTTGATCATCTCGAAACCGGAGTCCACATCGGCCGTGGGCTTGACGAGGTACTGGCCGATGTTGGATGCGGGCCGTCCAGCGGGGTTCGTGCCGAGAGCCTGCTGCAGCGGCTTGTTCGCTTGCTGGGGGCTGGCCCCGGCAGGGTTGGCCGGAACCTTCGGCTTCGGCCCTGGGACTCCAACCTTCAACATCGGCGGCTTCTTCTTAGCCGCCATGGTCGGTCCTAGTCGTTGACCTGGGCCGGGTTGATCCGACGCAGCCGAGCCTCCGAGCCAAGCTCGTACTCAAACTGGGCCGGGCCTTGGCCGACCGACGCACCGATCATGAAGTCGTTGAGCATCGTGGGTGCTTCGATCCACGACGCCGAGCCGACGTGCGCACGCTCACGCATCGTCTGGCTGGGGTCCTTGATGTTGGTGAACGGACGGCCCCGAGCGTCCCCGCCCATGTCGCCGTAGGCGCCCTGGCCGAAGTCGTTGGGGATGTCGGTGTCGGTGGCCACACCTTCCTCGAAACGGAGTGGACCCCGACGAGCCGTGTTCTGAGCGATGGCGTGCTCGTAGCCGCTCGCAGGCTGGTACGACATGTGGCCTCCTCGTAGGCAGGTATCACGGCGAGCATAGACCCTCTGACCTGGGTATCAAGGTTCTAGGCAAACCGGCTCCCCCGAGTACCTGCCGCCTACATCACCTTCGACCGAAGAACGGGGAGTCCATCACCTCGACCACCGGCATGGTGTCTTCCAGTGAGCAGGCGCAGGCCAGAGCCAAGCTGTCGACGTAGTCGTCGTGGGCCTCACGCTCGTTCGGGGCTGCAACCAGGAGGTATTGGCCGGACATCAGCTTCTCGGCGTCGGACATCTGCTGGCGAAATCGCTTCCATACACGGGTACGGCGGGCCTTGGAGTGGCCGGGGTAGACGATCATCTGGCGCTGCAGTAGCTGGATCAGGTGCTTCCAGCGCTCGCTCTGCGTCTTGCTGTCCGAGTTCATCGCCCGGACCTCGGTGCGGCTACCCATCAGGCGGCTGAGGCGATCGGCCACCGGGCCACCCATGCCCTGGGCGTCGACACCGACGAAGGCGATGTTGTACGGATCGAGGAAGTTCATGATCTCGAAGTACTGCTCCTCGAAATCGGTGTTGTGGATCTCCAACCAGTTGAGGATGCGGTGCTCCCGGTAGCCAGCAGGGTCAGGGTGCTCCCAGTCGACCCAGCACACTGTGACAACGGTGGAGTCCTTGACCTTGGCCGGGTCGACGCCGACGACCACAGGCGAACGCATCCAGGCCTTGACCAGTGGCATCGAGCGGTCAGCAAGGATGTCCAGGTCATCCTCGGTGATGAGCATGCCTCGCTCAAGCATCCACTTGAGCCGGTACGACATCTGGAACTCTTCCGAGTCCTCACCGAGGCGGAGCTTCTCCTTCTCGATGAACTTCTTGTAGGACGGGTTATAGCGTGATACCACCCTATCGTCATACTCAAAGTGGTTCGACCGCTTGCCCCTGGCCCGGCGCTTGTTGAGGTTGATCGCCTTGTAGAAGTCGCCCTTGGTGTAGCCAGGAGTGCCGATCTTGACCATGGTCCCGGCGTTGGCGGCGAGCATCGGGTGGACCGACTTGCGCACGACCTGTTCGTCAGCCTCCTGGGCCTCGTCAATCACGATGATGTGATAGGTGGAGCCTTCGATCTTGGCTCGGGGGTTGGCCGTCTGGCGGCGGCAGAACGACCCATTGGTCAGCCGCAGGAGCCTGCTCTGACCCTTGACCTTCTCGTCAATCTCCGGGTCGGCCAGCACCTGCTGGGCACGCTCAGACGTCAGGCGGTCCACGATGCGGCTGTAGACGATCTCGCTCTGGTCCTCGACCGGAGCGAACAGGCCGACCCACAGGCCGTCCTTGAACTGCTCCATGATCGGGTACGTCTTGGCCAGGATCGGGAAGATGATCATGCACCCGGCCAGGGTGGTGGCGACGATCTCGCTCTTGCCGCTCTGGCGGGCGAGCAGGCCGGTGATCTCCTCGGCGTCGTTGAGCACCAGCGACTCCACGATGCGGTATGACATCGCCCGCTGGTAGGGGCGGAACTCCTTGCCCCACAGTTCCTCGCAGAAGATGACCGTGCGCTTGACCAACTGGTCGATGAAGTCGGCCATGTCGGGGTCGAGATCGACGTGTTCGGTGCCGTCCTCTTCGATCTCTTCGGCGTCCTCTACCTCCTGCTGACGAAGCTCAGCGGCTTCTTCGTCGGAGAGGTCCTCGCCCAGGTCGATGATGCGCACTGATACCACCGTACTGGTACCGAGGTACGCAGAGGGCCTGATCCGAAGACCAGGCCCTCAAGACGTTCACTCACCCCTCGAAAGGAGGCGCCGGGTCACTAGTCCGGCGTGTCATCAGTGTACCCGAAGGGTCAAGTCTTCGGACGCTTGCGTGGCACCTTCGTCGGTGTTGGAGCGGCCACCTTCGATGTGACACCATGCGTCATCTGCTCGTGCCGAGCGAGCGCATCGTTCAGGTCCTGGCCACGCCAGGAACGTCCAACCATGCCCTTGCAGGTGGGGCAGAGGATGCCGCCCCGCCCCTCGCTCACTCGTCCTGCTTGCGGCGTTCGGCGTAGTACTCGGCGCTCTTGATGACACAGGCGTCACCCAAGCAGCCCTTCTGACGGCGGTACAGCGATGCGTACGGGCAGGAGGCCGAGTCGATCTGCGGTGAGACACCACAGACCCCAGCCTCCTTGACCACGACCGGCAACGCTCGACGGCCAGGACGGGCACCCATGAGGGTGGCGACGTTGGCCTCCAAGCGGGCCAATCGTGTCTCAACGTTCTCTTCGGTCATCGTCGCTTGCCCCACCACTCAGGCATGGGCCTCAGGTCCCACTTAGCCACACGCATCTTCATGTCCAGCACGGCATCACGGATCTTCTCGATGGCCGCTGCGGAGTGGACGTGGATCGGGTCGATCGGCTCGTTCAGGTCAGCCATTGGTCACCTCGTACGCCAGCGGCGGCACGACGATGACCTGCCATACCTCTCCACCTGGTGCCAGGCCGAAGAGGTTGCCGGTCGGGTCGATCTCGTCGTCCTTCCAGGTCACGCCGTGGCGGGACACCGCCATCTGCATGAACCCTTCGATGAGGTTGAGAGCGCCGTCCACGTCAGACGCTCGATTTGACCGCATGACCGTGAGGTCTGGCATCTCACCGTGACGCAGTTCGACTTGATAGTGGTCGTACACGGGCATCTCCAAGGGTAGTTCTAGCTGTTGCTCCATGTGTCAATGCTACCGAATCCTTGACGTTTACGCTACCCCTCGCTCCCGCAGGATCTGCAGCGCTGCCAGGGCCTGGGCGGTCTGCGTCTCCATCTCGGAGAGCAGCCACTCAAGGTCGAACTGCGGGTTGTGCAGGGAGTCGAAGCACTCAGCCGTCCTGCCCAGGCTCGTCTCCACGACCAGCAGGAGTTGCTGTTGATCCATTCGCTGCAGCCGGGTCAGGGCCTTGGTCCCGATCCCTGTTAGCTGATCCCCACTTTGCGATCTGATTCGCCGAAACGCCACCGATCCCCCAATAGTTCTTCTCAACGTGATACCGGTATGTCCCGATATGCAGCCAATGGTTGAGTGATACCCGGATACGGAACGCTCGCTTGCTCATCCGGTACGGCGGAGCCGTCTCCTGCATGTGGCTGCGGGTCAGGAACGACGGGTCGGGGGCGTTGCTCTCCATACACCAGTACAGGGGGAAGGAGTGGACGAGGATCACAGCCATAGCCAGGTC